TAATAAAGCAGCTTTAGCTTTTTTTGGTATAGAAAAAAACGGTATTAAAATAGATGAAGAATTATTTGACAATTTTTTCCACCCACACAATAAGGAATTTTCAATATCTGATGGTAAGATATTCACACATTATAACTTGCTCACAACAACTAAGCGACCATCTAACACTTTTAACAATATTAATTTCGCCGCTTTAAATAAAGAAAATGGTGGTAGAATGGTTTTTATACCTGAGAATGATAAGTTTTGTGAAATTGATATATCCGCTTATCACCCAACATTAGCAGCTAGATTAGTAGGATTTGATTTTGGTGACAAGGATATTCATCAATCATTTGCTGAGATGTATGGAGTGGATTATAAAGAGGCTAAATTTATTACATTCAGACAACTATATGGGGGGATATATAATGAGTACAAAGATTTACCTTTCTTTAAGAAAGTGCAAGAACATATAGATTTTTTATGGGATGTTTTTAACACATCAGGATATATTGAATGTCCTATATCTAATTATAGATTTTATAAAGATCGGTTAACTAATATGTCTCCACAAAAGTTGTTCAATTATTTACTACAAAATTTGGAGACGTCACAGAATGTACTTATCTTAATGGAAATACATAAACTATTAGTTAAAAAGAAGACAAAAATTGTATTATACACATATGATTCATTTTTATTTGATCTTGACTTAAACGAAATAGATTTATTAGAAGATATTAAAAAGGTTTTTAAAAAATTAAATTTACAAATTAAAATAAGTTATGGAAACAATTACGACTTTTGAACCACCTTACGATATGTATTGGGCGAACAATATTGATAGTTTTAGCCCTTTAAATTTAGGTGATTTGAATAACAAATTATTTTGTACTTTCACTAGACTCGAAGATGTAGACAGTTTAGTAAGTAATATAACCGGGTTGTACAACGTTATGTACAATAAATTATTTGTACTACAAATAAAAAATTCAGATGAATATGTAGTTACCTATAACATTGATCAAGGTAACATCACATCAATTCCAGAGAATACTATTTTGGTACATCGTAAAAAAGAATCAAATACATTATATACTATTAATGCTCTAAATGAGTTAATTAAACAGTTAAATAATGGTGTAGTTGATACTAAATATAAAGTTAATTGGAATCATTATAAAAATAGTATTTTGTTGACTCAACATAATGATTTTAAACAACTTCAAACAAAGATATTCAAGGTTATTGAACTTTAATTTTTTTTTTTATATTTATCACAAAATAAAAATCAATGAAACTACAAGAACTAAAACAACTCATTAGAGAAGAGATTGAAAACGCTCTAGGAGACGCACCCCCAGGATCTAAACCAAATCCAAAAATCACAATGATTGGACCTGAAATTAACAAAGCTTTTGCTAATAAAGGAGTGGTGACTAGTAATGGTAGAAAGGAACTTTTCATTAAATTTAATAAAAGTGAATTAGGTCAACAAGGTTTTGGTCCTAAAGCTCAACGCTATATTATGGACAAAGTAAACACTTTACAAAGTGAGATTCCAGAATATAGTGAGGGTGAAGGTGGTTTTACAAATAGTATATACAGTCATCCATATTTTAAAAGTGGTCAAGTAAAAGGTGTAGCATTTAAAAATGGAGATGTATTTTTACATATTTGGCCGGCGTTAGCTAATACCCCAGCAGGTGAAAAATACGATCCAAATAATAAAGGCGATTTTGGTGATTATAATTTAATAAATCTATTTATAGTAAATAAATAAAAAACAAAAACTTTCTTTAATAAGGCTTGGCTTTTGTCAAGCCTTTTTGTATCTTATTAATATAAATAAAAAATAAATTTTTATGGATTTAAGTGAAATGAAAAGCAGGCTAAGTGCTATGCAAACCAAACCAGGCAAAGGTGGAAATGGAGAGAAGAAAAATAATTTCTACAAACCAGCTGTCGGAAAACAAACTATTCGTATTGTACCTAATAAGTTCAATAAGAAAAACCCATTTACAGAGTTGTACATCCACTACGGTATCGACAACAAAACCATGATTTCTCCATCTAATTGGGGTGACAAAGATCCTATTATCGAGTTTGCAAAACAACTACGTCAAACAAACGACAAAGAAAATTGGAAATTGGCTAAAAAATTAGAACCAAAAATGCGAATTTTTGCTCCTGTAATTGTACGTGGTTCAGAACATGAAGGTGTAAAACTATGGCAGTTCGGTAAAGAGTTGTATATGGATTTTTTAAATTTAGCTGATAATGAAGATGTTGGTGACTTTACAGATATTGCTGAAGGACGAGATATTATTGTTACTACAGTAGGTCCAGATGTAACAGGTACAGCATATAATAAATCAACTATTATGCCTCGTACTAAACAAACTCCATTAGCTGATGATAAAACTCTTATTAAGAAATTATTAGAGGAACAATCCAACCCAATGGAAACATTTAAAAAATATTCATTCGATGAAATGAAACAAGCTTTACAAGCATGGTTAGCACCTGAAGCTGAAGAAGGTGAGATCATTGATGATGAAAAAGAGGTTGAAAATGAGGAACCAGCACCTTGGGAAACACCAACTCCTACTAAGAAGAATTATTCATTAGAAGTAAAACCAAAAACATCAAAAGCAGATCAATTCGATTCTTTGTTTGATGACGAAGACGAAGATTAATATTTTTATATATGGCAAAAGGTAGAAAAACATCTTTAACAGAAGCAGTATCTGGAGAAATTAAAGCGTCCTTTAATTTGGACAAATTCAAAGAGAAAAAACTGTTAAAGTCAAATGTAAAGTTTAAGGACCAACAATGGGTTCCACTTTCAAAATCATTCCAGGAAGTAACATCAGTTCCTGGTATTCCAACAGGCCATATCGTTTTATTAAGAGGTCATAGTGATACAGGTAAAACCACCGCACTTATTGAAGCTGCGGTGTCTGCTCAAAAATTGGGTGTTTTACCTGTATTCATTATTACCGAAATGAAATGGAATTGGGAACACGCAATTCAAATGGGGTTACAAGTTGATGAAGAGATTGATGAAGAAACAGGTGAAATTTCAAACTACAGTGGTTTCTTCTTATATGTTGATCGTGAAACTCTTAATTCTATTGAAGATGTAGCATCATTTATTTTAGATTTATTAGATGAACAGAAAAAAGGAAACTTACCTTATGATCTAATGTTTTTGTGGGATTCAATTGGTTCAATTCCTTGTGAAATGTCAATTAAATCTAATAAAAATAATAATGAATGGAACGCAGGAGCGATGTCAACTCAATTTGGTAATGGAGTAAATCAAAAAATTACATTATCTCGAAAAGAATCATCTCGTTATACAAATACTTTAGTTTGTATCAATAAAGTATGGACAGCTAAAGCTGAAGTACCTATGGGTCAACCTAAACTAATGAATAAAGGTGGTTTTGCAATGTGGTTTGACGCAACATTTGTTATCACATTTGGTAACATTTCAAACGCAGGCACATCTAAAATTAAAGCAATTAAAGACGGGAAACAGGTAGAATTTGCTAAACGCACTAATATTCAGATTGATAAAAATCACATTAATGGAATTACAACTAGAGGTAGAATTATTATGACACCTCATGGTTTTATTAATGATACTGATAAAGAAATTAAAGCCTATAAAGACGCCCATGCTAAAGATTGGAGTAAAATTTTAGGAGGAGTTGATTTCGATATTATCGAAGAAGAAGATCAATTTGAAACATTTTCAACATTCACTGAAGAACCGGATTAATAATGGCTAATTTAGAAATTTTTAAACTTCTTGATGGTATCCAACAAGAGGAAAAGGATGGACCTACTTTTAATAAACACAGTAGAGTATTATTGATAGATGGTCTAAATCTATTTTTAAGAAATTTCGCTGTAATTGGTCTAGTTAATGAATCAGGAGTACACGTTGGTGGGTTAGGTGGTTTTTTAAGATCACTTGGCTCACTAATTAACCAAATTAAACCTACCTCTGCTTATATAGTATTCGACGGAATTGGTTCTTCCATTAATAGGAAGAACCTTCTCCCCGAATATAAATCAAACCGAAACATCACTCGTATTACTAATTGGGATGCATTTGATGATTTAGAAGAGGAAAATGATTCAAAAATTGATCAAATATCTAGATTGATTCATTATTTGAAATGTTTGCCTGTTGATATAGTTTCATTAGATAAAGTAGAGGCGGATGATATAATAGCGTTTTTAAGCGGTTACCTTTCTGAGTCGCATGATTCCAAGGTTTACATAGTGTCTGCGGATAAAGACTTTATTCAATTGGTTAATGAAAACGTTATAGTGTATCGACCGATTGAGAAAGTATTCTATACTCCAGATGTAGTAATAGACAAATTCAAATTACCAGCTGAAAATTTTATTATTTATAAAACATTATTAGGTGATTCTTCAGACGTAGTTACAGGTATTAAAGGTTTGGGTGAAAAGAAATTAATTAAATTATTCCCTGAATTATATGAACGAACTGTTACTCTTGAAGATATTTTTGAAATAAGTGAGAAAAAATATAAGGAGCATGTTATTTATTCTAGAATCGTTTTTGAAAGAGAGGCTTTAGAAAAAAATTACACAATTATGAACCTTAAAAATCCTTTATTAGATGACCGAGAAAAAGAGTTTTTAGTAGATTTAACCAAATCTGAGACTCAAGCTTTGAATCCCAAAGATTTTTTGTCATTTTATAATGAAGATGGATTAGGACGTATCATCAAAAATGTTGATTTTTGGATTCGTGATACGTTTAAGGTATTAAACAGTTTTAAATAATTTTAGTTATGACATTAACCACGTTATCCCAGTATGGGATACAATTTCAGATAAAGGTGTTATCATCTTTATTAACACATAAAGAATTTCTAACTAATATTCATGATATTATTAGTGAAGAATATTTTGAAAATACAGGACATAAATGGATTATTAAAGAAATCTTAAAATACTATCAAAAATATCATACTGTGCCTAGTATGGATGTTTTGAAAGTAGAAGTTAAGAAACTTGATAATGAAGTATTACAAGTATCTGTAAAAGAACAATTAAAAGAAGCATACCGAGCATCAGATGAAGATTTAAAGTATGTTGAGGAAGAATTTAGTAATTTCTGTAAGAACCAACAATTAAAGAAAGCACTATTAAATTCAGTTGACTTACTTAAAGCTGGTGATTATGATTCAATTCGTTATTTAGTAGATAGTGCTTTACGTTCTGGTCAAGATAAAAATTTAGGTCACGAATACAATAAAGATATTGAATATCGATATCGTGAGGATAATAGAAAACCAATTCCAACACCTTGGGAACCATTTAATGAAATTATGCAAGGTGGTTTAGGTGAAGGTGATTTTGGATTAATATTTGGTAATCCAGGTGGTGGTAAATCATGGGCGTTGGTAGCATTAGGAGGCATGGCTGTAAAAATGGGTTATAATGTATTACACTACACTTTAGAATTAGGTGAAGATTATGTTGGTAGACGTTATGATGCTTTCTTTTCAGGAATACCAGTTAATAAAATCCTTAATTTTAGAGAAAAAGTAGAATCAGTATTAGAAAATTTACCTGGAAATTTAATTATTAAAGAATATCCAATGGGTAAAGCATCAATATCAACTATTGAATCGCATATTAAGAAATGTACTGATATGGGAGTTAAACCTGATTTGATTATTATTGACTATGTTGATTTATTACGTTCTAAAAGAACTAATAGAGAGAGAAAAGATGAGATAGATGATATTTATGTTAGCACTAAAGGATTAGCTAGAGAACTTAAAATACCTATTTGGAGTGTTTCACAAGTGAATCGTGCAGGTGCAAAAGATGACATCATTGAAGGAGATAAAGCCGCGGGATCTTATGATAAAATTATGATTACCG